CCTCTCATTGTTGTTCTGGTACAAGTTCTGCGGCAGATATAGAAATATATAGTGAAGATGTCTCTAATATGGAACTAGCAGTATGGATCAGAGATAATCTGGAATTCGATCAGTTGATCCTTGAGAACTACAATCCTGATAGAATCTCAAAGATTACTGGAAAGAAGGAAGGACCAAATAGTGGTTGGGTTCATGTGAGTTATAGTTCGGTAGGAGACAACAGGAAGGAAGTGAAGAGGATGGTAAAGGTGAAAGGAAAGGCCAAATATTTCTCAGGACTTACAGAATAAGTATTCCATTGAAGGTAATTGGCCTTTAATGAGATATGATGATTCAGAGTTTAAAAGATATTTGAACCAGAACCAGAATCAGGATCATATACAGGAGAAGAAAAAGTTGGAGGACTATCATAAGTTGAAGAATCTACCTGAGTCTGTTTACTTTTCAGATTAATAAACTCTATATAGTGAACAACCATTTCATGATAATTGATTTTCTTACCTTCAGGATTTGTATATGCAACATTGTTCAACTCTCCTTTCAGAAGCACCTTATCTCCTGATCCCAAGAATCTACTGACAATATCTGCTGTTCCTTTGTAGGCAATACAGTTGATCCAGTTTTTATTATTCTTGTCAGACTCCTTTCCTTCATTCTTGTAACACAAAGAGAATTTAGTCTTATTTGCTCCATTCTTTGTGGTTCCTTGTTCAGGAGCACCACCTATATTACCTGTTAATATTATTGTATTTGCCATATTGGTATTGATGAATTGTTGATTATTGTTACCTTTCCTTCTCTTGCCCAAAACTTTTGAGCAACAACACTGAATATTTCCTGATCCTTTTGATGGAGTTCACAAACTGCTTTAATCAGGTTATCCAGATCAGGTTTATTCTGATGGATTCTTCCATCAAACTGAAGTTTCTTCTTCTTTGACCATGACTCTGCCATTGGTATCAAAAAGACTATGATCAATGAATTACCCATTACAAAATCTTCCTTCTTGAATGCATCTCTCAGAGTATCCAAGTAGTTGTGATAACGTTCAACAATGGGTCTTTTGGACTTTCCACCCCAACGATCCCTGAATGTCATTCTTGGTTTTGGAACTGGATTTATTGTTACCTCCATATTATTCCTTCATTTCTTTCAGGACTTCTTGAAGTGATTCTTCTCCTAGTACATGTTGAAACATACGTTTAAATCCACATTTTATGTTTTCAATATCATTTGAAAGTTCAAGGACTTCACGTTTTGCCTCATCACGTTCTTTCTTCATATCCGCATAATCCTTTTTGATCATTTGAAGATGATTATGTTGAGAGTCAATCAATTCGTCTTTTGCTTCTAGTATAGATTTCTTTTCTTTTGTCATTGATTTTTCTTTTTTAGTTATTGAATAAGTTTTTGTTACTCCTGTTCCTTTGTCGTAGAAGTAACGATTGACTGCTGATCTAGCCCATTCAGGATAGTCAGGATCTACAAACATTGGCATATCCGATTCTCTGAAATTAGGATCTCCAATGATTCGATGCCGATGAATTGCTCTGAATTTTATCTGCCAAGGTACTGTAAAGGGATTTCTCACCCAATAATAATTCCAGTCATTTTCAACAGATGATATGGTTTTCCATATTCGATGAAGATTATTTGTTTGTTGTTGTGCTGTATTGGTGGAATTCCAACCACCACTTTCTTTTCGGTCACACCATTTCATTTCCGAATAGTTCATTGTATTAGGACCATCACGGAACTTTCTGAATCCTCCTGTATTCATTACAGCACAATTAGCTGATGGGAATTGATTGCCAGCATCAAATAGATGATATGGGAAACAAGGAGGTAAAGGAGAATCACTTTCAATAAGCTTTTTCATGTCTCTTCTGACATAAGCCTGTTGATCCCGTCCTTTTCCTGTTTTGTGTCTACTACTTAATGGAATTTCATAAAGAAATGAAGTGCTATGATTAATGAAGTAATCTGCAATTGCTTTTGCATCAATTTGGACATCTGAATAAACCCATTCTCCGTGATTCAATCTTTCCCACCGCCATTTGTGTACAAGTAATGGAGCATCATCAAGTTTGATATGTTTTTCTGCCCATCTATCCTTTAATTTCACTATTTGTATATCCATATATTTTTGCCGCTAAGTTTGCAGTGCAAAATGAAAATTCCAGAAGGCCACACCGTAGGAGGTTATGAGTATCCATGACTGACTCCATTTTGGTTACTCCTTGGTGAAACAGTTACAGCGAAATTGCAACTGCGGAGACTTTGAAGCATGGTAGCCCTCTGGAGTGGTTATTTAGCTATTATAGTTAGGAGATTCACGGACCATATCACCTGCGACTTTGCTGTTATGAACATCCATTTCTTTGTATGACTTCTCCAAGTCTTCCTTCTTCTGTTTCAATTTTACTTTATTTTTCTTTTCAGTCTGTTTTTTCCAATAATAGTCTTTTGCATATTTACGTTGTTTCTCTTTACGTGCCTCTATTTTCTTGTCTTCCTTTTCAATATCCTTCTTGTTTTTATCAACTTGCATCATTGATTCAACCATGTGGATCAACATCTGTTTTGCAACCTGATGTGATGTGATATCACCATCTTTTGCCATTTGAGCAATGACAGCATAGATTTTCATATCATTTTCATCAGTGTGGTTGAAACGGACACTTAATGCACCTAGCCGTGGTTCCTTCTTTGTTGTATCAAGGGAAAATCCCTCTAACCAATTTGTTTCTTTCATAATCGTTTGTCTTTTCCTTTAAATTGAATGATTTCCATGAAGTCACGATCCAGCAATCTTGAGACAAGTGCTGAACCATAGACTTGTTCAATCTCCTTTGGAGACATATTTGATGTTAAGATCATGGGACGTTCTGCACCATGTCTTGATGCAACAATATCAAAGAACAATTCTGTTTCAAAATCTGTTGCATTTGATCTCTTCTTGTTTGCCAATTCATCTAAAACAAATAAATCTGTTTTCTTAAGAGGTTCGACAAGATCCTGAAGAGTGTCCTTGGTATCAGTGTTCATTGTGGCACGTGCTTTAGACAGCAAATCCTGCCACCGATACAAGGATACTGAACGGTTATCTGCGATTGCCTGAAATGAAATTTGAATTGCAAGTGTTGTCTTGCCTGTACCGACATTACCCCAAAGGAAGAACCCTTGAGTTACTGTCTGTAGTGCAAGTTCTTTAATTGCTCTTCCTTGTACTTCAGGAATGACACTCAACTGTTTGTACCCAAGATTGCTGTAACGTTCCATACCAGCACTTTCTAATGCCTTCTGGAACTCAAACATGATGGTATCTTGTGATTTCTTTGATTCTAGCGTTAAGAAGCTGGTTCCATTTTCATCAGTCCACAACATCCCTGTTCTTCCGTTGCCAAGATCTATCTCCTGACAACGGTTTACAGGAAGTCCTGATTTCTTTACACCATGTTTTTCTGCAAGTGCTTCAACTTTTGATGCCAGATCTCCGAACTTACTTGGATTGGACATCCTTTGGATAGGATGATTTTACTTCATTGAGAAAGACACAAAAGTCATGCCAATCTGCTTTGTTCATACTCATTTCCCATTCTGATGCTTTCATTCTGCAAAGATCAGTAACAGTGTCATATGAAAGTTGGGTTCTGTCTTCATCAACCTTACTGTTTATTTCTCCTTTTCGCATCTGTAGGTAGGTCAGTTTCTCTTCGACTTCATCAGTTTTACCTTCAGGGATCTTCAGATCGGCCAGTATTGCATCTTTTGCACTTTCCGTATCCTTACTACCCTTTTGGTTGCTTCCTTGTCCTGATGATTGATCTGACTTGAAATGCTGAACCTCCTCAGTCGAATAAATACCAGCAAAAATGTTGGGGCAACTCTTCCGAGCCGCAAACATCCCCGATCTCGCTTCCAACATCTGTTTGGGGTACTTTTCCCAACCACCGCCCTGTTTCGTCAGACCAGCCCGCTGTGCATCGTCCAAGGAGAAGTTCCCAGTGAAAACCTTCCCTCTCCTCTTCATCAGACATACGACTTTATGAACATTGTCTGTGTCTTGGGGTAATTCAGTACCTTTTTGGTCATAGTATTTATATTCATGAGGTTCATCCAAGTAAGCATCGCACGCACCAATGGCACTTGCGGCACTTGGACTTGGTTTACCTTGAATTACTGAAATGTTCCACAACGCAGACATAGGTTCCATGCCTAACGTTGCAACTCCATACTCAATTGCAACAAATGCGGCCTGTGGATTCTGGAAATGCTTTGGTGCAAGTCCTGATTGCATAACCGCAGTAGCCAGCTTCATATGATAATCCATACGGTGTGCTGACAATTCTAATTTCTTTAGTTCCAAATCTGTATCAACAAGGATTGGTTGTGATGATCCTTGTGCAAATGGAATAATTGCTCGTTCTGAGTTACTCATTTGTACTTCCTGATGGAGTGTTGAAATAGGGAATAATTGCTCTTCCCTTTTTACGTTTTGCCCAGACAACTCTGGTATTTCCTTCTGAATCCTTGATTCCATATTTATCTCCGATCCGTTTCTTTATTTTTGTTTTCCATAGATCTACTTCGTCCTGTAATTCCTTCAAATCCTGATTTGCAATTTTCCAGTGTTCCAGTTCGTATTCTATTTCATCAGATAGTTCTATATATTCTTTATCTTTACCTCCTTCTTTATATATATAATCAGTGTCTTTACTCTCTACTACATCAAGATAACCTCCATTCATCAGGCATTTGACTGCATCTCCAACCTTTTCAGTAATTGCTTTTTGTATCTGAAATTCTGGTTCTATGTAGAAAACCTTCAATGGTTCTTTTCCACAACGTACCAATAGTTTGAATGCTGGAAGTCCTGTGATCATCAACATGGTTTGGATTTGAATCATTTCAGACTTCAATATCTGATCTGTTTTTTCTTCTCCATATTGATGTTTCATGAAAGACTCACGACTTTTAACTTCTAACCCATAAGAAGTTTCTGAAATATTTATGAGTCCATCTAGGTGAGCATAAATGAAACCTTTCCAATACGTCTGGTATGTGTCACGTATGTCCCAATCCCACTCTACACGTGCAATTCTCTTAATGGTTGCTTCATCATAAATCCCCCATTTCACGTGCCAATTCTCGCTCAAATCGTCTGGTTCCCGAATCCCTCTTTTTTCGTCTAATACCATGTTGGGAGTTCTGTTTTTTTGGTAGCCCATTAAGGCTACGACATCGGTAGCACCGAATCCGCATTTCCGTGACTCTTTGTCCTCCGGGTTGAATTGTGGTTGTTCTTTCCATTTCTCTGACCATTCATTGAAATTAAATGTCATATGTTTAAATTATATTTCCTTAATGCTAATTTATCATTGATTTTCCAGACGTCTCCTGTTTGTACTATTCCTTTCTTGATCAAGTCATTGACTGAGTAATAGTCTACAATAACGTCTGCTCCTCCCTTTTCGACCCTTACAGGTATAATAACAGGTGATACATCTATTCCTGTCATTTGAGATCCCCATTTAAGTATCCATACACGTGTCGGATACTTCTTCTGGGTTCTTCTCTCTCTGTAATATGCTGTTACTTCTGTTCCACTCTCTAATAGAAAAACAATTGTTAGATTACCTTTACCTCTGAATTGTTCTTCTTTTATTTTGCTTTTGAATAATCCATTGACATGGAATCTAGCCTGAGATGCCAGTTTTAAATCTAATGCGAGTGTTATTGGGGTGGTTTCTCCGGGGTAGTATTCTCCTCCATGTTCCTCAACAAGTTCATGTGCCTTTCTACCTCTAAACGCAGGAGCGTCTTGATAAGCGAGTTTTGGCGTTTTCCATTCACTACCATGGAGACTAACTGTCTGCTCACTCCTGCCTTTTTTGCTATATTGCTCAAGTTGAGTCTTAGTAGTTTCACCTTGTCCGTTAAGTCTGTCATTTTCAGATTTCTTTAAATCGTTCATAGCTTCTTCTATTAATAGATTAGCAAGATCTGTTGTAATTGTCAACAACCTAAATCTAGGTTTATTCATATTCCTCTAACCTGAGAACAATTATCACAGAAATATAAATCATCTTTATATACTTCTGATTGGAATTGATATGTAGTTCTATTAACTTCGATTCCTTCTCCACATACTTCACAAGGTACTTCCATATATTCCTTTTCTTCTGATTCCATATGCTTTTGTGCATCTCTCATTGCACAATAGCGAAGTACTAGCTCTCTATCATCCATGTTTTTCCTAAAAGGCAAGAAAAGGGACCAAAAGTTGCCTTTCAGCCCCTTAAAAGACACATCCATGTGTCACGACATAGGCCGATAAACTATGCCGCTATCGCTAACTCTTCCCACTTCCGTGGTTCCATGTTAACGACATCCCAACCTATTTTATTCAAGTCCATTTTACGATCTGCATGAGGTGCATTATGAGCACTTGCAGTGATGGCACTTGCCATACCCCATTGTGATCTATCTCCTGAATTGAATAATTCTTCTAAGATCTTTTTACCTTCTGCTTCACTCATTGCAAAGTCCTTGACTACATTGTCTCTTGTCTTCTCAAGGTCTTTAATCTCTTTGCTGTCTGCTGAGTTCTGCATTTGTTCTACAATCTTATCAAATGAATCTTCTTTGAAAATATGCTCAATCTCATCCTTCACTGAAGATAACCATGCCTGATTTGCTAATGCTTTGGTTGAATCTTTATATATGATTTCATTATTAAGACTGTAACTCATACCAATATGTTTCCTCTTATGAGCCAACTGATTGATAGTCATCCCATTGAGACAAGCTAATGTGATGATCTCAGGTTCCAGTACCAATTGACCTAATCCTATTTCACTGTTGGAAAAACAGAATCCCATTCTGACTACTTCTCCAACTTTTTTACGAGTTTGTATTTCTCGTTCCATTCCGGGGATCATGCCTCTTAAATACATCCTATTATCAGTAACATAGGAGTCTTTAAACGTAACATCAAGTTTCTCTAAAGGAGGTAACAATGTTTGAACGACATCATAGTTATCCAACTGATTGTTGAACCTGTTAGAAACAAATGCTCTTGCACGACCTCCAAGTGTCCGAACCATATGTTTCTTCTCAGGCATTGCCTTACGCATCCACCAGTTCACATTGGCCTTTAAGAGATCAGGTTCTGTGTCAAGCATCCTATTGAAATAACTGTTAGGAATGCCAAACCTGTTACCAATCTGCATGTTTGCATGAGGTGTTGTTCTTACTGTTTCCTCATAATCATCACCATAGAGTCTCATTTCTCCATGATTGGTTATTGTATGTTTCTGAAGACCTTCATTCCATTCTTCTTGAACATATGTTTGAAACTCCATCTGATTACCGTCTTGTATGTAGTCGATCTTCAGACTGTCCTGTTCTTTCAAGTGGTCTTGTAACTGACCAATATCCATTCCATTAATCATATATATCCTTATAAGAATAGGGTTAATCCATATAGAATTAACCCTTATTTATATTAATAACTTAAAGATGAATCAACATTATCTATCTCTACAGTAACATCATTGATGTGCTCACTGAATTTATCTGTGAACGAGTCATCAAATTTACTGTCTATAATACCTTCAATCCTATCTTCAAATTCTAATTCATCATTATCTGGAATATCCAAATAGGGACGTATCCCATCTGCCAGCATTCTGAATGACTTTCCTTGCTCTTTTAGTTTGTTACTCAATGTCTCAATTCTATTTGCCTGATTTT